AAACACATTAATTCAAAAATCACTTGAACATTATATTAATATGGCAGAACGCAGAATTGATATGATAGATAAACGTATGGATAGGATGTCTACACAAGCTGACTTCTTACGTGAAAAAGCAGTAGCAGGGAATATTCAAGCACAAGAATCACTTGCTGTAATTGATAAACAAGAAATAGAAGCGCAAAAAGAACGGATGAATGAGCAAAGGTCAATACAAAGACTGCAAATAGCAATGACTGTATTTCAAGCGTATTCTAACAACATTCAGAATGCTAAGGTTGGTGAAAATCCATTTACAAAAACACTTACTGATATTACATTATTAAGTCAAGTGATAGCAAGCATACCTACATTTATTGATGGTACTGAAACAAATATTGCTAGTGCTTTAGGTAAACCACAACTACAAGGTCAAGATGGTTATTTAGTTCGTGTAGATGGTTCAGAAAAAGTACTTAATCCACAACTTTCAGCAATGACTGGTAACATGACTACAATGGAAATTGCTAAATTAGCAGAGGATTTCCGTAGAGGTGATATTATGCGTAAAGGTGAAGGTGCAATGCAATTAAATGTTGGTTCATGGGGAACGGATATGATTATCTCTGAATTACAAGACTTAAAAAATGTAATTAAAAACAAACCAGAGAACCAAGTAGAAGTAGCTGAAATATTAAATGGTGTAATGCACATTGTAGAAACTAAGAAATCTGGTAATACAAAAGTTCGTAACATTTCAAGATTCTCTTAAATAAAATATTATGAAGCATAAAATAAAAGGACAAGAAATATCTCCAGATAATAGATTCGATATTGGTGTTTCTATTGATTTTGACGCACGTATAGACCAACAAAAGATTACTACTGATACAGTTGTACTTTCAAGAGAGGGAAATAAGATTGTAAAAGACCATATTAGTCAAGGTAAACTATTGGAAGGAATACCATATGAAATTGAGTTTGCACAACAATCTATTGAATACTTTATAGATTTAACTAGCGAATTAAAGATATACGATAACAAAGTACACGTTACACTTAAAAACTATTTAGGACACGACCAATTCTTTGATAAAGCAGAAACTTTAATATGGGATTTAGTTAATTTATCTAATCCAATTACTGGTATTGATATAAAGTATCAGATATTACCACAAGATGCTAATGCACGTGCTTTAATGGCTTCGTTAGGTTTATTTACTATTTCTATAACTTTAGCACAACAAGCTAGAGAGGTAAGAGACAGAGCATCAGACCTTGGATTTTTAACAATACCTTTTATTGGTATTTCAGCAGTAGGACCAGTAATTAGTCCAGATTACAAAAGCATACTTATAGCGGCTGGAAGGCTGATTGTTGCATTAGCTTATACAGCAATATTAGTATATCAAGCAGTTGTTTTAGGTACTGAAATATATAGATTATTAAATCCACCATTAAACACTTTAAAAGCAAGTACAGCAATAGACTTACTTAAAAAAGGTTGTAATCACTTAGGATTTAAATTCCAATCCTCAATATTAGAAGGTGATTATAAAGACATGGTAATACTTCCAATTCCACAGAATAGAACAAATGTAAAGTGGTATGATGTATTCTCTGGCGATTTTGGTACTGGATTAAACAAAGCGTTTCCACAAGCAAGTGATACAGTTGGCACTTTAGGTGCTTTAATCTACGCAATGGAAAATATGTTTAATGCTAAGACTAAAGTTCAAAATGGTGTTGTGCAATTAGAAAGATGGGATTATTGGGGTGTAAATGCTAACCAACAATTATCGTCTTCACTTGTAGTTCAAGCAGATAGAGTTAATGCCTTCGAGTATGACTTTAGCAAACTATTTAAAAGATACTACATACATTATTTAACTGACTATTCCGATTATAATACACTTGATGCTTTTGAGAATAACTTAGCAGAATATTCATTAGATACAACTAAACCTACCGACCCTAAATTAAACCTTATAAAAGGACTTCAAGAAAAAACGATACCATTTGCTCTAGCTAAGAGAAAAGATAAGCTAACGTGGTTAGAAAAGCAATTCTTAGGGTTATACAAGGCTATAGACAAACTATCACTTGGTAAAACTGGACTTGTTGCTAAGAAAAACAAATATGGTGCAATACAAATAACAGATGCGTTCTTTTCCACTACTAAAATATTTATGTGGGATAAAGCATTTGGTGTTAGGCAAAATCAAGAAGTTCTTACACCTACATATCTTTGGAATAAGTTTCATTACATTAACAATCCAGAAGTATATCAATACATAATTAAAAGAGGTGTTAAAATAAAAATAACTAGCACTGAATTTGTAGGTATTTTAAACAAAAACTTTGTACTTATTGATGGTAAACTATGTGAAATTACTAAGATTGATTATTTTGATGAAAAGAATTATGCTGTAATTGATTACAAAGAACCTTATAATGTGTTTACAAATCAATTTAAGTTAACAAAAATATATTAAATTTGTTCTATGAATACAGATACTCTAGTACAACTTTCTAAAGAATTAGAAGTTATAACCAAAGAAGCTAAGGATAAGTTTGAATTGATGGCACTTAGCAATGAAATGAGTGACGAATACAAGTCAGTTATTGAAAGAGCAAAGGAAATGTGTTCCGAGTTGCAAGTGGCAATGGATACTAAGGATATTAATAAAATGAATAAAATATTAGAAGATGCCAATAAAATTAGTATCTAAGTTATACACAGACATTTATGGTAACTCTAGTAGCAACTATAAAGCAAATGCTGGAGATAAAATTATTTCTAAGCTAACAATAAGTTCTGATATTTATGTTCGTTCTGGAAATCAAAATCAAATGTCTTTTGACAAACTTGATGGTGTATTAAAACAAACTCAGGGTGATTTTTTAGAGTTAGGATTTAGAAAAGGAATGGTTATTAGTTGGAAGCACGTAAATGATTCAAACGTAGTTACTTTCGATACGAGTTCTACAATTGAAGAAATTAGTCCTTTATTGATTCGTTTGAGTGGTGGATTGCCAAGTGTAAATCATTTAAGTTCTAATGATTCTATTTGGGTAATATATAGCAATTCTACTCACGATGAAATCAATTTAAGTTTAAACTTTACCGACATTGAAAATCCTACTTCTACACCAGATAGTTTAATTGATGGTGAGGTTAGTAGGTTTTCTTATCAAGGACTTACAGCATTATCAGTAAGTTCTACAGCTAATTTAACACAATTAGGGAAGAAATCAGGACAATTTGCAATAACAAACACTACGATTAAGCGTTTAGCTGATTCTACTAACGTATATGTAACTGGTAGAAGTGTTAGAAACTATGAAGTTTCATTTACTACAATATTCTCTGGAATGTTGTTTGAAAGTATGTTTGTAGGTAATAAATGCCTTAAACAATTTGCTCAACTAGATTTTAGAGTAGTTTCATCTGAAACAATTAAGCCTACTACAATATCTATAGATGATGATTGTGATACTGGATGGTTTAATGAGTCATATAACACAGAAATTCCAAAGGTATTATCGGCTAGTAGTAACATTACTAAGTTATATTATAATGACGTAACAAATGTTACAGTTACAATACAAGTTAAAGGTACTACTACTACACACCTTGAAATAGGTGGTGTTTATGAAACATTTGATGATAGTTATAATTTAAACAAGGCAGAAGACCAAAGTGATAAATTATGTTTATTAAAAACTGGTTTAATTAACGCTTTAAGTTTTGGAAATTTCTTTTCATCTGGAAGTGAAAATTATGTAATAAATTTAGATACTTTTTCTTACGTTGATTCTGGTGGTAATAGAACATTCACTATTGGATTTGCTTTTTACCCACAGAATTTTGGAGCATTTATTGAAGGCAGAGGTGATTCCGACAGACAATTTTATTTGTGGGTAAAAGCTGAAAACTACAATTATCTTGTTTTTGGTGGTGATTTAGAATATAAATATGAGGTAGGTGAATTAATAACACCATACACAAACATTGTATTCAATCACTCTTACAATTTAGATTATTCAGACCTTACAACACCTATTCAATGTAACGATATAAATATAGAGGATGATTTGGGGTTCATAGCTGACTTTGATTTATTTGAATCTAACGAAAACTCACTTGTTAAATCAAGTATAATTGTAAGAAATTCTCTTACTAACTATGAATTTGTATTAGATTCTATTGAATTTGACATATCACAACAAGTTTTAGATTACTGGATAGACCAAACATTACCGTTAAATAACAATCTACCTCAAAGTTCTACAAAGAAAATAGCTTACTTAATGCAAAAAGTAAATGATGGCGATGTGTTAACAGTTAGATTATACTATCCATTTTTAATTAATTGGACTTACTGGCAAAAACTAGTAAACACACACCCTTACTTTGTATCTCAAAATATTAGTAACAATGATTGGTTTAATTTTCAAGTTGCACCATGGTCTTTAAAGATAAAAACAGAGATTGTTCGTAATGGTAAAACAGATTGGTTTTATAAAAATATATCAATTAAAGACTATAACGATAGTTCAGTAGTGTCTACTATATCTTTGTTTGAATATCCTGCAATGACTGCATTAAACAGCCTTAAAGAGGATAAACAAATACTTATTAGAGCAACACATGTAGCACCTTCTGCATGGTTAACTGATATTTATGCTCAAATAACTATTGAGCCTAAAGAAAGTTCTCCAAGATGGGTAATGTCTACTGAAATAGATACTAATACAGACAATGTAAATCCTTTGTATGGTATTAACGATAATAAACTAACTATTAGTGGATTAGGAACTACTACTATTGTTTTTGAATGTTTATTAGACATGACTAAGGTTACTTCTCCTAATTTATGTATTACTTCAAAAATAAGTGATGATTCAGCACAAAGTGGAGATTTATTTATATATACGACTGGAATTGGAGTTTCTAACACAAATAGTATTAATTTTATAACAGCATAATAAAGATATGAGTGAACAACTAAAACAGCAAACATTATATAATGTTTCCGAAGCAAATACTAAGAACCTTATTTGGGTTGACGTTTACGTAAGTGGTACAGAAGGTTCATCTGGAACTTACGCTTCACGTAGAATGACTAAGGCACAGCTAATAACTTTCCTTAATAGTAATTTAAGTGTTGCTTGGTCGACAATAGCAAGTAAACCTACTACAGTTGCTGGGTTTGGTATTACAGATGCTGTAGATACATTAGGTTTAACTGCAAATTATGTAACTAAAGCTAGTGATTCAAATACTTTAACAGACTCAACTATTCGTGATAATGGAACTGTAGCTATTAATGTAGCACCAAGGACTGATGCTATACTTTACATTGATGAAAAAACTAATAGAACTCCATTATACGTTACTAATACAAGTACAGGTGGTAGTACTGGTAACTCTAGTGGTGGTTCATTTATAAATGAAGCTGTAAATGCTTATGAAAATTATGGATTAGGTTCAGTAACTTCTGGAAGTACATTAAAAAATGTTGCTGTAAGTGGGCGTTCACTTTCTGTAGCAGGAAGTGTAGAAACTATAGGTGGTGTATTTTCAGCGGAAGGTTCATCTACTGCAAAATATGCTGTTCAATTAAAAGATGGAACTCAATCAGCTGGTAAATTTCTTAAATGTTTAGATTCTGATGGTAGAGCAAATTGGGCTGATATTGTTGTGAATCCAAGAGTTCAAACAGTTGCAAGTTCGGCTACAGTTACGCCTACATCTGCAAATGACTTAGTAACTATTACGGCACAAGCGGTTGGACTTACACTTGCTAATCCTACTGGTAGTTTTGTAGAAGGTCAAGCGTTAATGATTAGAATAAAAGATAATGGTACAGCAAGAACAATTGCTTTTGGTGCTGATTATAGAGCAATAGGTATTACTTTACCTACTACTACTGTGTTGAGTAAAACACTTTATCTTGGAATTATTTACAATTCTACGGATGCAAAATTTGATATTGTTGGACTTAATCAGCAAGCATAATGAATTATTATAGTTTAATAAGTTCAATGAATAAGATTGTTCCTTCTACTTTAATGAATAATTTAATAGCTGTTTATAAAGCTGAATCAAATGCAAATGATTCATTAGGTAATTATAACGGAACGCCAGTAGGAGGATTAACTTATACAGCTGGTAAAAGTGGAAATGCTTTTACTTTTAATGGGACAACGGCTTATGTAGATATGGGAGACGTCATGGATGTTGGCATAAATAGCTGGACTTATTCTTTTTGGTTTAATGCAAATTCTATAACTGATTACACTTCTCTTTTTTCTAAAATGTTAGCTGGAAGTAGCCAAGGAAGAATTATTTCTTTTTTTGAATTTGGAAAATTAGTTTTCTTTTTTCAACCTGAAACAAGTATAAACGCACAAGTAGCTAGTACTACCACGATAAGCACAAATACTTGGTATCATGTTACGCTTGTTTTGGATAGACTTGATAAACTTAAAATATATTTAAACGGAACATTAAACAATGGCACTGCTTCAAATAATAATTTAGTGCCATTTGTAGTATCTAACTATAACACTAACCATCCGTTTAGAATTGGGGCGCAGACAGCTGGGAATAATGTTGACCCTATTGCTTTTTTAAATGGTAAAATTGACGAGTTTAATGTATGGAATAGAGTATTAACAACAACGGAAATAACTGAATTATATAACGCTGGAACAGGCAAATTTTATCCTTATTATTTATGACTAAAGTAAGACAATTAACACTAGAGCAAAAGAATATCCTTGTAGGTAAAGTATGGGGATACAACGGACAATTATTTAATCCTATTTTAGATGCAGATGGTAAATGGTTTATATCTAACGAAGAAGTAAACGGATGTACTTTGCAACAAGCGGAATCCATTCCATGTGATTCATGGTTGTTGACGTTACCCGAAATTGATTATAATCCTATTGTAACCGAGTTTGTATAATGAAAATTTTTGTAAAAGGCAACTTCTTCACTTATATTGATGCAAACAGCTTAGTTTGGATTGATAACTGCGAAAACGCATTAGTATATAAAAATGATACTGAATCTAGTAATTATAATATAATACTAAAATCTTCGAATACAAGGTTTACAGATATACCTTTTGCAAGTATTAACGATGAAACTAATACACCATACGCAACTCAAGCTATATTTGAAGACTACATATACCAAAACACTGGAGTAAGGTTTCAACAGCCTTTAATTACGCTAGATGATTTAAACGATGTTGTTGTTTCAGCACCTTCTAACGGACAAGTAATTGAATATAATTCCACTAGTGGTAAATGGGAAAATGTATCTCCTTCTGCATTAGGTGGGGATATGAATAAGTCTGTTTATGATACTGATAACGATGGTGTAGTAGATAGTTCAGAAAAGCTAGAATTTATCGGTAAAAACTCAACTGGAGTAACAATTGGTAAAACTAAGGTAGTTTATATTAGTGGTGCTACTGGACAAAAACCTAATATTACACTAGCAGATGCAAGTTTAGAGATTTCATCAAGTAAAACAATTGGTATAACTAGAAATTCAATTGCTAATAATACAGATGGATATGTTATAACACATGGAACAATACATGACATAAATACTTCGGCTTTTGCAGATGGTGATGCTTTATGGCTATCCGAAACAGCAGGAGAGATAGTAAATATTGTACCTAACGAACCAGCACACTCTGTATTTATTGGTTACGTTGCTTATGCTCACCCATCGGCTGGTAAAATCATTCTACACATCCAAAATGGGTATGAATTAAATGAACTACATGGTGTTAGTGTTTCTAGTGAAGCAAATAACGATTTTTTAACTTACGAAACTTCTAGTGGTTTATGGAAGAATAAACAAATAAATAGTTCTTCGGTTGGTTTAGGTAATGTTCCAAATGTAGATGCTACAAACCCAGCAAACATCACTCAAACTTCAAGTTATAGATTTACTACGGATGCTGAAAAAGCATTATGGAATTCGGCTAACTTTATTCCTTACATGAAAGGTAATGAAACTTTTAGAGGTGTAAATTACTCTAACAACTCAACTACAGAAGTTACTTCTGGTGGTATAACAATAGCTAATACAGCTTCTATGATAGCACGTTCTGTTTCTTCTACTAATTACGCTACGGAACAAATACGTAAAGGATTTTATGGTTCGGTTGCTTCAGCAGGAAGGTATACTGGAAGTAGGGGTTCAGCATTATTGTTTTACCTTGGCGGTGGTTTTAAATATGTTTGTGATGTTTATATTTCAGATACAGCTTATGGTTCGGGATGCAGACAATTTTATGGAATGCAAGGTGCTACCACTGATTTAGCTTATTCAGATACTATTTTAGTTTCTTCACTTATAAATTGCATTGGAGTAGGTTCAGATTCTGCAGATGCAAACTTGCAAATTTTCCATAATGACGGAACTGGAACAGCTACAAAGATTGATTTAGGTGCTAACTTCCCTGCAAATAGAACAGCTGGTTCAGCTTTAACTACTGTATATGGAATAGAATTATTTAATGCTCCGAATAGTTCATCTGTATTGTATAGAGTTGTCAATAAGGAAACTGGTAATAGTGTGCAAGGTACTGTTTCTACAAATTTACCTTTAGGTACGCAAGGATTAAATTTCTTTGCTAGTAGATGTATGGGTGCTGGAGTAACTAATACTGGACAATTTGATTTATTAATTTTAGGTGTTTATTCTTTATAATTATGTTTGAAGTAGAAATTAAAACAAAAAGAGTTGATGATGGTTCAATTTATTATGTTGTTATTCCAATAGGTGAGTTTTCAGAAAAACTTGAATTTGCTCAACATTTTGCAGATAAAACGGATGAAGAAGTTTTATTGATAGCTAAACCGATATTAAATGAAGGTTTGTTATATTTGTAATATGAATGAGTTAAAAAATATCCTTGAACAATTAAGACAGACAAAAACACTAGTAATTATTATTTTATTAATTGTGTTTATATTATTTTATTATAAATCTTTAATTACCAATGTAGTAGAAAGAAAGATTGATAATACAGATGAAGTAAAAGAGGATATAAATAATAATGTATTAATTCAGCAAATGCTAAACGAATTGATGTTACGTTACAAAGCTGATAGGGCTTATGTATTTCAATTTCATAATACAATTAGATATTACGATGGTTCACATAGAAATCACCAGTCAATGACTTTTGAAGTATGTGCAAATGGTATAAGTTCAGAAGCAAATGGATTGCAAAATTTAGCTGTTAGCTTATATCCAGTGTTTTTACAAGAAGTTATGTTAGAACGTATGCAATATAAAAATATTAGTAAAATAAAAGAAGAATCAACTAGAATTAATTTAAAAAAGCAAGGTATTAAAAGCATATTTACAGCACCTTACTTTAAAGATGGTAAATTTGTAGCGTATCTAGGATTAGATTTTGTAAAAGAAGAAATGCAAAATGATTTTAACTATAATGAATTTAAGTCTTTTACAGATGAAATAGGAAATATTTTAGTACAATAAATTTAATTATATGCCAACTCCATTATACAATCGAACTAAACAATGTTTTCGTGTAATTCAAAAACGTAAAGAAAAAGCCACAGAAGTTTACGATGATTCACCAAAAGAATGTTGTGTTCCAGAACTTGTTTTAGCTTCTATTACAGAGCCTACTATCACATGGAAGAACGATATTACTTCTGCATGGTTTAAATTAGATACTACAGCAGATACGATTGAATTTAAATTGTATAAACAAGTTAATGGTGTTGATGTTTTAGCTACTTATCAACCTACTAAAACTCCAGTAGTTGTAAACCCTAACAACACTGACTTCTATGCAACTATTCCATGGAAAACAGTTTTATCTACAGATGGTGAAGGTTGTTATACTTATAAATTATTATGGAATGTTAGTGGTTTAGCTGGAACTACTGAATGGGGTGAATATCAATTACTTACTTATTCTACTGATACAGCTAAAGGAACAATAAGACTACGAGCAGTATTAAATCAATTTAACAACATTGAAAATATTGACTTTACCAATTCTAAAGTTCAAGATACTTTACGTTTAAACGGTTTCTTTGGCAAACGTGAGCCTACATTTGTAGTTGACAATTTAGTATATCAAGATAGAAAGTCTTACAATGTACAACGTGAGATAATTAATAACTACACATTGTTTACTGACCCTATTAAACAAAAATATGCAGATAAGATTGTTGATTTGTATTTACTTTCAGAATTTGAACTTTACGCTTCCGACCACAATCCATTTAATTTCAGTAGTGAATTTAAAGATACGGAACTTGTTGTTGAGGAATCACCGACATTAGAATACATAGATTTTACTAACTTTGTTAAAATAACAGCTAAGTTACAAGATAAGAAAAAAGATAAATTAACTAAATACAATGGCTAGAAGAAGGTTTTGCGAAGGAATGATAGTAGAAGGCAAGAAAGTCAAAGAAGTCTTTAAAGATGGTACTGGATATATGTTGACTTTCACTGACGGTACATGGAAAATATATAAATGATAAATTATGGGAATTTTAGACAGAATCAAATCAAAAACACCTAAGAAAAACAAATTAGGTGTAAAAGTATCAGCTGTATTAGGTGCTATAGCTTTAGGAGTAGCAGAAAGTGGTGTTGTAGATAACAGACCAGTTATTAAGATTGCACTAGAGGTACTATCCGTTAAGTTAGGTGCTATTGCAGTTTATAACGCACAAAAAGTAGAAAATGCTAACGACTAAACAACTAATAAAAAAGTACGGAGTACCTTCTGAAACAGGTGCTTCATACTTAGTAACTATAAATCTACCTTATCCTATGCGACTTGCTTGGGATAAAAAAACTAAGGTGAATAGAATAAGTTGTCATAGATTGGTTGCAAACAACTTTTTAAACGTGTTTAATGAACTTTTATCTACTTATGGGTACGATAAGATAGTTGAATTAGGAATAGACCTTTACGGAGGGTGTTTTAATTATCGTAAAATGCGTGGCGGAACAGATTGGAGTAAACACTCATGGGGTGTAGCTATTGATTTAGACCCAGAACGTAACTTATTAAAAGAAACTTCAAAGACAGCACGTTTTGCAAGACCAGAATATAAACAAATGATTGATATTTTTTACAAACATGGATTTATAGGGTTAGGTAGGGAAGAGAATCGTGATTTTATGCACTTCGAGATAAAAGAATAACTATATTTACATAGTTCTTTTCAATAACTCTTGCCATGAGTTTAGACCTTGTTATTAATTTAGCAAGGTTTTTTTGTGCAAATTTGTGTAGAATTGAAATTAATGATTATATTTGCAGAAACTAAAACATTTGGCAATGGAAAAAGAAAAATTAATGAGTTATGTATTAGGTTATAAGCCTGACTACATAGATGAAAGTGAAGTTGTATTTACTTTCTTAAATCAATCAGAATTACAAATTAATTGGAGAGGTATTTCACGTAAGTTTTGCGTATATGGTACTGAATGGTGTCCTATTGAGCAAGAAGACGATGAATGGTTTGATAATGGTTATTGCTTTGAAACGGAAGATTTAATGCAATTTACCAACTTTGAAGAAGAAAACACTTGTATTCATTGTGAAGGTAAAGGAAGTTACGAAGATGATACAACTAATTTATGTACAAAACCTGCGAGTCAATGTTGCGGAAGTTGCTCGTCAATGATAGAATGTGAATGTGAATTATTTTATCCTTTATAACATGAAAAGACCTAATCTAATAGACCGAATAATGTTTTTCGATAGATTCGATACAGATAAGTACACAGAGTTCTTAGAAGCAAGAAAAGTTAAAGAACCTATTGAATCAGAAAAAGTAGAATTTGAAAGTAATTATGGTTGCTTACAAATGATTCAAACATTCTTATACATTATATTGCTTTTACTTGTTATTGTTACACTTTATAAATTTATTTAAGATGGAGAATAAAATAATATGTTGGTGGAGTGGAGGTATCACTTCGGCAGTTGCTTGTAAGTTGTCAATAGATATGTTTGGAGTAGAAAATTGTAGAGTAATTATGATTGATACTAAAAACGAGCATCCAGATACTTATAGATTTCTTAAAGATTGTGAGCAGTGGTATGGTTTGGAAATTGAAATAATAACTGGAATTGGTGAAAAATATGGAAATATCTTTGATGTTTGGAGAAAACATAAATCTTTAAATACGGCTACTGGGGCAATTTGTTCTACTAATTTAAAACGATTAGTTCGTGAAAAATGGGAAAAAACAAATGTATTTAAACACCAAGTTTTTGGTTTTGAGTTTGATAAGAAAGAAATAAATCGTGCCTTATCAATGACAATGAATCATGGCAAAAGAGTTAAAGCAATTTATCCACTATTATTATTTGCATATGATAAAAAGGATTGTTTAAAAATAGTAGAAGAAGCAGGATTAGAAGTTCCAAAAATGTATCAATTAGGATTTCAAAATAATAATTGTTTTTCTACTGGTTGTGTTCAAGGTGGTATTGGTTATTGGCAGAAAATGAAATATGAATTTCCAGATAAATTTGATGTAATGGCAGATTTGGAACACGAACTTACAGAACTTAAAGGAGAACCAGTTACAATGCTTAAAGACCAAAGTAATGTAGCTAAAGAACGTGTAGAATTAAATCCTAAGTCTAATTTAGTGTTTCTTAGAAAGCATCCTTTATATCCTAACAATAAATGTTTAGATGATATGCCTTCACGTAAAGTTGAACCTTTATTTGAATGTAATGGTATGTGCGGGATAAACGACCTATCTGAAAGAATACAAACTGAATTAGAATTAAACTTTGGAATATGATTTTAGGACACGAAAGTTTAACGGAAGAACTGAACGAAGAAGAAAGAATGTTAGCTAATCGATTAATTTCTGCATTCTCAAAAAGAAGTAAAATTAATCCAGTAACAGCAAGTGAAATTGTATCTGGTGTAAATAAAAATATGAAGCTAACACAAAAGTTTTCAGATAGGAGATTAAGAAAAATAATTAATCATTACAGAGTACATGGAATACTACCTATAATAAGCACTTCTAAAGGCTATTACGTTTCTTATGACGAGAATGAAATAGAAGGAATGATAATATCACTTACACAACGCGCTAACTCAATCTTAGAAGGCTGTTTTGGAATGCAAAGAATTTTAAAAGAAGAAAAATTAAAAAAGATATAGTAATTAAATAATTTACTATATTTGTGTCGTGTTAGGTCGGAAACCATAGTAACACTTAAAAGTATTGCCTTATCAATTTGTAGACTTCCGACCTCTACATTTTGGTAAGGCTTTTTTTGTTTATTAAAAATTATATATTATGTATTACGAAGTTTTTCCTTTTGGTAAATACAAGGGAGTAAAATTAAATGAATTGCCATCTACTTATATTGTTTTATCGTTAGAGCAATTTGATTTACCTACTGAATTAGTGAATGAATTGTATAAAATTTTACTCGGAAGATTAAAAGTGTTTTCTATTATGGAAGGCAAAGTTAAAACATTAAGTAAAAAGGAATACTTGGTATGGTCGAAAGAGAGTAAGGATAAATATGAAATGCCTTTTTAATATGAATAGTTACGAATTATCTAGAAATTGGTTTGATTGGTGTTTTGAAAATCCAGAAAAGATTTCGCCAAATCATTCAGCTATGTATTTTTTTATAATTGAGCATTGTAATCGTTTAGGTTGGAAAGAAAAATTTGGACTTCCAATGGAAATGACTAAAGAAGCAATAGGTATAAAAAACTACCGAACATTCTCAACTACATTTAATGATTTGATTGAATGGGGATTCATTAAATTGATTCAAAAATCAAAAAATCAACATTCAAGCAACGTAATTGCTATTGTAAAAAATACAAAAGCAAAGTCAAAAGCGCTAGACGTAGCAATACAAAAGCAAAGTCAAAAGCAAGTCCACGACACTGTATGTATAGATAAACCTAATAACCTAATAACAATAGAACCTAATAACATATTATTGTTCGATGAATTTTGGAGATTATATGGTAAAAGTTCAGATAAAAAAAATTGCTTAATCAAATTTGAAAAATTAACTAATGAAGAATTAGAGAAAATTAAAATTAATTTACCTAACTACATTTTATCAACTCCAGATGTTAAGTATCGTAAAAATCCATTGACTTGGTTAAATGGTAAATGTTGGGATGATGAAGTACAAATTCAGAGTAATAATCAATCTAATGTCTTAGGTATTACAAAAGATGGTGAAGTTATAACTGATATGTATGTTTATACTGCTTACAAACAAATGGGGAAAATATGATTTTAAAAGATGGACATAGCACAAGTTACCTATTCGATTATAGGGATGGTAAAATACAACAAGGGCTTGGATTAGGTATTTACTTAGATGATTATTTAAGATTTAAAAGAGGTCAATTAAATTTTATACTTGGACATGATAACGTAGGTAAATCTTACTGGATGTTATGGTATTTCCTTGCACTAGCAACTAATCATAATCTTACATTCACTTTGTTTATGGATGAAAATTCAGCACAAAAAGCAATGAGAGATTTAATTAGAATGTATTTTGGTAGAAAAATAACTGAACTTACAGATAGTGAATTGCAAGTAGGAATAATGAAAATAGAACATCACTTTAAATTTGTAGATAACTTGAAACGATACACTCCAGAGGAATTGTTGGAGGTATTTAAAACAAGTAAAACGGACGCTTACTTAATTGACCCCTTCAACGGATTAAAGACAGCTTTATCTTATTCTAGCAACTACGATGTATTGAATGATTTAAAAATGTTTTGTAAGACTACAAATTCAACTATCTACATAAACGCTCACCCAAGTACAGCAAGTGGTCGTAGACAAGCTGTATATCCACAAGGACACGCTTGGCAAGGACATATCACTCCACCATTTAAAGATGATATTGAAGGCGGTAAAGCATTTTCAAATAAAGCAGATGATTTTATCGTAATCCATAGATTGATTGGTAGTGAAACAATGAAGTTTGAAACACTTGTAGAAATTAAAAAAGTAAAAGATACCGATGATGGTGGTGGTCAAACATTACTTGAACAGCCTATTATGTTTAATTACAATTCTGCAAACGGATTTAAATGCGGTGGTATAGATTGTATTAAACACCCTAAAACAAGTTATCAAGCACCAGTAGAACTTCCAATACCAAAACATCCTCCAGTAGCAAGTTTTTACGAAGCAGGAGTTAGAGAGAATGAACCAGAAAGAATTATTAACGACCCTGACAAAGGGATTCAATTTCCATTTTAATTATGAATGAACTAGATTTAATACTCGCTAGAGTAAATATTAACACTACAATTGCAAAACTTAAACTAAGTACAGATGAAATAAAGCAAAAGAACCCTCAAAGAACCGATTTAACGAACTCAATGGAAGATTCCATAGGACAACTCGTTTTTTCAGTTTCGATGTATGACGTGCTAGAAAAAGAGTATAGAACGGCACGATTACTTTCTCACAACTATTGCAGTCACATTATGCAGTTAGAAGAAAGAATTAGATTATTAGAAAAACAAAATAAATTATTATTAGAAGGATTATGAGTTGGAATATACATATTAATAAAACATGGGTAGAATTTACAGATGAAATGATACCAGAAAAAGCAGTTGGATTTGTCTACTTAATGACAGCAATAGTAGATGGTAAATTCGTTAAATACATTGGTAAAAAGAACTTTTATGCTGATGTAAAGACTAAACTTGGTAAAAAAGAAATGCCTACTGACAAGCGTTTAAAACAATACAAACGTGTAAGAAAGTTCACTTACAAAAATTACTATAGTTCCAATGAAGTATTAAAAGAACATTATAAGAATGGTGGTGAAATACATCGTACTATACTGGAGATATGTTACTCTAAAATTTCATTAACTTATTGCGAATGCAAACATTTATTTATTAATGAGGTACTAGAAGATGAAAGTTATTTGAATAATAATATACTTGGAAAGTTCTATAAAACAACAAGTTAAGTATTAAAGATAAAATAATTGCATATTTTTACACAAAAAAGATTGTTTATCCACGAAAGTTGCGTATATTTGTAAAAACAAAAGGCAAATAGTTATGAATGTAATGTTTAAAAAAGCGATTGAGTTCGCAGAAAGTCTTGAAGGTAAAGCTACCCAAGACAAAGTTGATGAGTTACACAACTTAATCAGATGTGTTATTTCCGAAGTAGAAAACACAGCCAAAGTAAATTATCCAGATTATCCGCATTTAGCAATGAAGTCTGAATTTGAATTAATGGTTGTTCAGTTATTATTTAAAATGTTATTCGCTAAGGAAAGACAAAATAGAACAGTAGAGTTAGTAATCAATAATTTAAAATCGTAATGGAAAAAAGATGTACAATCTTGCTTACTCCAGAGGTAACAGAAGCGATGGATATTGCATTTGCAATTGGGTTTCAGAAGCAAGAAAAACAAAAAGTAAAAACAAAAGCACAACAAATTGCATATGCACTAGAGTTGTTGGTAAAGTTACACAAGCAAAACAAAATAGATAACGTATTATTAATCGGTTTAAAATAAAGAAAGATGGAAGGTTTAGAATTAGAAATGAACGGAGTATCTCACTTGTTAAGTAAGGTTCAAAATGAAGTTAAGGTATTAAAAAACAACTTTAATGCTTTTGGTAAATACAAGTTCCGTTCCGTAGAGGACATTCAAGTAGCAGTTAAACCTATTTTACTTGGTTATGAAGCAGTAATCGTACTTGCAGATAAAGTAAGTGAGATATGTGGTATTCCAGTAGTAGAAAGTACAGCAACATTTATTTGTCCGTTTGGTGAAATTTCTGTTACAGCTTCTGCAGGTGTTGATATTCATAAAAAAGGTATGGATATTCCACAGACTTTCGGAACGGCATCAAGTTACGCTCGGAAGTATGCTTTAGGTGGTTTATTATTGCTAGATGATGTTGCTGATTCAGATGCTACAAATAGTCATAAAGACGAACCTAAAAAAGTATTACCAACTTGTTCAGATTTATTATTTGAAAAAGCAATAGCACGTTTTGAAGGTGGTGAAGCAGATATATTTGATAAGTTATCTAAAACTTATACTTTGACTGGTAAACAAGCGTTAGAAATTAAAGCTATTACAAATGGATGAGTTATATATGGAAATGCTTATGCAAGACCAAGAATACATGATGCAATTAGAATGGGAACAGTCAAATGTTCCCAATGCTTAACTTAAAAAGAAAGAAAGATGAAAGAAGTATATTGGACAATGGCAAACGGACAAAAGATTAACGTAAATGATATGGATGAAAAACATCTTAGAAATACATTGAAATTAATACTTAGAGCAATTCAATCTCAAAAAAAACCAAAACAAAAATTAGACCATCACTCTGGTTTGTCTGGAGATATAGCACAAAGTCACTACGACATGATGATGGATAATGAGTATGCTAATGATATGGGTTATTTTCAAGGATTATAAATAAATAAATAAATAAAAGATAAGATGAAAGAATTAAATTTAGAACAAGGAACAAGAGAGTGGTTAGAAGCAAGAAAAGGTAAAATCACTGGTACAAGGCTAAAAGATGTTTTAAAGACTGATAACCTACCTGCAATTTACGAAATGATAGCTGAATTAGGTTCAGATGAAATAGAAGAAACATTTGTAAATAAAGCAATGCAAAGGGGAAAAGACTGCGAACCAATTGCAATATCACTATACCAACATATGACTGGAGTAGTAATCGATAGTGTTGGGTTTTGTATTAGTGAAGACAATGAAATGTTGGCTTTATCTCCAGATGGATTCACAGCAGACAGAACTGGTGCAGTAGAAGTTAAAAGCCCAAATACAGCTACTCACGTTAAATATATCATTGGAGATAGAGTTCCGAGTGAGTACCTTCCACAAGTGATGAATTACTTTCTTGTAAATACAAAATTAGAGTGGTTAGACTTCATTTCTTTTGACGATAGATATAAGCCAAAACCGATATGGATTAAACGCGTTACAAGGGAAGAATTGCAAGACCAACTTGTAGAAGTAAATGAGAAGTTGGATAAGTTTATTACGAAATTTTCTAAATACTATGAGAAAATCATTTTTTAGTTTGATTTTGGTATGGGTTCTTTGCAGTTCTCATACCAATTTTAAAACAATGCTTAAACAACATAAGGTAAAATACCATGAAATTGTGTATAACCAAGCAAGATTAGAAACTGGTAATTTTACTTCCAGAGGATTTAAACAATTAAATAATCCATTAGGTTTCACTTTAAACGGAAAGCTAATGAAGTTTAAGACGCTAAAACATAGTGTAACATACCTAAAGGACTTACAGACTCGCAGAATGAAAAAACATGAACATTGGTACGACTTCCTTGTAAGAGTTAAATGGGCTACGGACAAAACATATATTGATAAATTAAAACAATTTTAAAATGGAAAACAAAATAAAACACGTGTCTATGTATGAAATTAATAAAACGGTAAACGAATTAAGAAATCTTTTAAAAGAAAAATATTTAGACGAAAGTCAAGAAAAAGAGAATTACCTTGATTTACCTATGAGAGTTTGTATGTTGTATGGAGTAATGCACCTTCATGGTATAGGTGAAGAAGATGAAGTTCTGTACACTTTACACGTTGCTAAAGATGTAAATACTGGTAACTTATCAATTCAGTACAAAGGAGAGGATGGTTCTTTCCTATCTCAAAAGAAAGTAATTAAAGCAATTAAAAAAGAAAATAATCTATAAAATGATACCATCACTAGCAAAGAAATTAAGTACGGAAATGTTGACTAATAGGCTACAAAGACAGCCGTTTAATCAAACTATTATTAACGAACTAAGCAAACGTGCTAATAGAGTTTCTAAATGTGAAATAGAAGGTCGTAAACGAATAGAAAAAGAACTAGAGAAGTTCAGCACTAAATTACATTTAGGATATAAGAATGAAGCGTACGCAACAGAATATGAAATGTTATCAGAGCATAACTATACTTTTGAAGAATTAAGTATAAGCGAACGCCATATTTATAATAATGCTGTAAAATTTTGTAGGATATGAAAAAAAAAATAATAATTGATGGTTTAAGGCTTGGATTAGGAAGTCAAGGTATTTGGACTCCTGAGTTAGAAAAAATTATTTTAGAAGAAATTAAAAAAAAAGAATTAGACGAAATAATCCAACAAATGATTAAAAAAGGATATGGTGAAAACTTTATGAATGGAGAGTTAGTTGTCGCAATGATTAAAGATATGTTAGAAATTTTAGAAAATAATAAATTATGACAGCAGTAGAATGGTTATTTGAAAATTTAAATATTTATGTGCTTTCTGAAGATATGAAAGCAGAAATTAAAATATTTGAACAAGCAAAAGAAATGGAATTAGAAAAATTACTACAAGCGTATGAAAGAGGATTTAACGACGCGAAACAATCTAAAAATGAATTTGGCAGTATATTTAAAGAGTATTAAGACTATGAAAAAATATTGTTTCACGTGTGGTAAACGATTACCACTTATAATGTACCATAGAGATGATTCTAAATATCAATTAAAATCAAATAAGGGTAAGACTATCGAATGCAGATTTTGTACGCTTAAACGTAACTTAAATGATAAAGGGTTTACGCATCGAATTGATGGAAAGTTTACATTTACGCAAGCAACCAAAACGCAAATAATACTTAATTTTTTTAAACGATGACGTGTCCTAATTGCAAAAAAGAAACTAGTTGCGGTTGTAAATCATGTGCTGAAAGACAATCTGAATTTAAAAGAAATATAATGGAAGGAGATACAATTGAGTGTCCGTATTGCGGTTTCAAAAGTAATTACGATATTTGGCTCGATTTTGAATATAAAAGATATGATGCCACCAATGACTTGCGGAAAAATAAATCAAGCGATTGAATTAGTAATTGAATCTGATTTAGAAAACTATGATAAAGATTTAATTGTAGATAGCTTAGAACGTGTTAGACGTGATAATATAAGACTTCGTGAATGTTTACATGATTTAAAGAAAATAAAGCCGATAGTTTAATATTAACTCAGGGGTGATTTGTTTTAAATGGCTTTTCCCAGTATGCAAGTACTGGGTTTTTTGTTTTAGAAAAAATGATATAGCGATTTGAATTTAGAAAAATCCGTATAGCTCACCAGAATTTTCAATTTTAGATTTTTGGTATAGTAAAAATCGTGTAGGAATTTCAGTTTCAGAATTTTTGTATAGCTATTGAGAATTTTCAATATGGAAAAATTCGGGTAGAGTTTTCAGTTTGGAAAATTTACTCCAGCTATCTCAATTTCGGAATTTCCATTTTTGTATATACAGAATCAAAAGCACCAGTACAGGGCAATAAGTATTATTTAGAATCATTCTATATAATAATACAATCCAATCAATAAAAAATAAATATTACAAAAGACTTGTTTAATTAAAAAATATTTTTATACACGTGTACACGCGTTCGTATTAATAGAGAGCTTATTTGTGTTAAGTTATTGATATTCAGGTAAGAAGAAAATAATTGAAAATAAATGATTTTTTTTAATCTTTTTTGCACTTTATTTAAAATAAGTTTTGTACTTTTGAATCATAGAAAGAAACAAAGTATTAAAAACTAAAAAAAAGAAAGCATGGAAACAAGAAACGAAAGATTAAAAGAATTGTTTAACGGATATGACAATTTAAGTAGTTGGATTGATTTAAATGACGATACGTTAAACGATAATATGTTTGAGACTTCTGAATACTTAAGAGAATATTTAGAGGATAGAATAAGAGAACAAGAGATAGTTTATTATGCAAGTGCTATGGATTATCTTAAAGACAACGATAATAGTTTACGTACTTCTCTAGAAATAGCTTCTAGTTATGGCTATGAATTAAAAAACTTAAGTTCTGAAATATTAGCAAGTTTATTATTGCAAGAAGACTTATTAGAGGAACTAATAAACTTTATCAATGAAGTAGAACAAGAGGAAATTTTTAACGATTAATTTTAACATTATGCAAAAGACTTTTAAACTTTATTTGTTTGGTGATTTAATTTATAAATCAAAAGATTTATTAATAATCCAAGCAATGAAAAACACATACAAAGAAGAACTACAAAAATTTTTAATAATAAAATAAAAAGCCATGAATACAGAAATTAAAAAAAGACTTGAATACATAAGACAAGAAATACAAAAAGAATGTATCTCATATGGTGAAATAGCAGAATTACAAGCCTTAAAAAGTTATATTGATAAAGACGATATGGAACTATTACAATGGGCAGAAACAGAAGAAAAAGAATATTAAAAAAAAGAAACTATGGAAACGCAAAACATAACTTTATTTATTGAAAGTATAAACAATAAAATAGTACAACTAGAAAAAAGAAACGAGATACTAGAAATTAGACGATACAAGAGTATTTTGGATATAGTATGGAGTAATTATAATAAATAAGAATTTAAACCTTTAAAACGAAAGAAAATGAATATGTACGACTATACATTTACCTATATGGACAAGTTAGGTAATGAATTAAAACAAAGTGTTTTACCTTGTTTTTCAAAGAAAGAAAGCTTAAAGATAGCTGGTAAATTATTAGCTGAAAGTATGATAAATGATTTGTTTAAAATTAAAACTAGAAAGAAATGAAAAATTATAAAATAGAAATTTCAACAGATGTATATATTGATAGTTGGAAAGATGGTGAATTAGATTATGTAAATTGTTTTACAAATAGTTTTGAAATATTAGAAGTTTCACCTATTAAGGCAATAGAAAAAGCAATGGATAAACTTTGTTTTTCATTTAAACCATGTCATATACAAGTAGATGAAGAAAAAGATAATATTTGCTTTTATTCTAATGTAGTAGATGAAGAAAACTACGAAATAAACGATAAAAGTTTTGAGTACAAAGAATGGAAGAAAGGAAAAAAAGTACTTTATTCTGCGAATCATACCATATTCGTAATGGAATTAATTAATACTAAAATATATTAAGATGAAACACGCGATAAAAACACTTAAAAAAAGCATACGATTAAAACAAAGTGTTAAGGCTACCAATGTTCACACTTTGGGAAAACAGCGATAAAATGTTAATCTACAGCGATTCTCAGTATAACCATGCGGAAGCCGAAACACTAACTGAATTAATAGAAATAGTAAAGGAAACTTATAACGTATCAATGATATGAATAGCATCCAGCAACTAACAGCCTTAATCCTTCTCTATGTAGGATATACAATAATAAAACTAACATTGATTAACTTAATATAATAAACTATGAAAAAGAATATACTAAACAAATATATAAGCATCAAAATAGAATACATATAACAACATAACAAACAATAATACAAGCCTTTACATATAGTAAGGGCTTTTTTTATGTCCATACTTTACAACACAATAAAAAACACACCAAAAACATTAACAAACAATACAAAGAATTTATATACAATTCCTGCAGTAACATATTATAGATTGAAATTACACAAAATGAAAATAAACCAAGTTCGCACCATTTACACAAATTCTCATCCCATGCAATTTAAAAACAACACAAAACAACTTAAACAACTAATAACCAGCATAATTAACAAAACACTCAATACGTAACGTCCTGAAAATCAAGTGAGAGGGTGTACCCCATGCTCATGGAAAAATCGTACTCACGTATTCAGACATGCCTATAAAATTTTCAAAAAATATCATTTGTTAATTAAAAACACCTCTACAAAATTTCTGATTTTAAACACTTTCCAATTAAAAACTGCCTGAGAAATTTCTGAAAAATATCAAATGTAATTTAAAAAATTTTCGTGTGAAAAAACAGATGTGATTTAAACACTGGGTTGCGCAAGCACTTCAAACACGAAGGACTCTAGTCCTGAGATAGCAGAACATTACAGACTGTTAAAGGTTGGGATATAGTTACTCCAAGTTACCTGAGTGGGCAGGAGTGTCAATCGTTGTCGTAAAACGACGTTTACATGACGAAGTGAAGTTACAAGAAATAATTGACATTGTCAATCGTATATGATGCTTAGATTCTTAGTTATTAAGGTGTTATTAACATATTTAAGTATTATTTTATATATTATTGGTTTGTAGTTAGTTGTATGGTTTGTGTAAAAATGTGTAATTATTTAAATTAAGTGTTGTTTTTAAATATTTAAAAGTTATCTTTGTGATATAATTAAAAAGATAGAATTATGAGTTATGTAATGAAAGGAAAAGTTAAGGTAGTAGGAACTACTTTGCAGATTAGTGAGAAGTTCTCTAAGAGAGAGTTTGTAGTTGTTGATTATACTAATGTGTACCCTCAGGACATTATGTTTCAGTTAACGAAGGATAAGTGTAGTCTTATTGATAGTTTGACTATTGGTGATGAGGTAGAGATTAGTTTTAATCTTAGTGGTAGAGAATGGGTTAATCCTAAAGACAATTCAGTTAGGTACTTTAATACGTTAGATGCTTGGAAGATTGTTAAGATTGGTAGTAATGCTGTGAAGAATGCACAAGGGCAAGGTTTTGAACCTAAAGCTAGTGTTATGCCAATTGCAGAAGAAGTTAATGATGATTTACCATTTTAGTCATGACTGATTATGTTGTTTGTTTAATACTTACTAATGATGTAAGGATTATGACAAGAGTTAGTTTGGTCGGTATTAAAGCATGGGAATCTCCAGAGGAAAGAGTATTTGATTATTTTACTCCAAACTCAATTCATCGTTGTTATAGAGAGATTAATTGTTACAACGGAGAGTTGGCAGAAGAACAAACGCATAATCAAGGAATAAACTTAAATCACATAGTAGAAATTAAATTCATAAAAATAGAATGAGTAAGTTTAAGAAAGGTTTTAAATTATTTATCGGTGTCTTATTGATGCCGATAATGTTTTCTGTGTTCGTTGCAGATAGATTAGTTGTTGTGCCATTCGTTTGGTTAAAGACTGAATCACTTATGCAATGGTTAAGAAATAATAGTGCTATAGTAGAGAGTGTAATCAGAGTAGCGTTTGCTTCGGTTGTGTTATTAATCTGTAAATGGATATTCTAATGAAATACTCTAAGAGTGAACTATTCTCTATTAGATGGGATTTTCGTGAGAATAGAAAAGGAGTGTTCAACTTCTATAGAAAGTTAAGAAGGGAAATGAATATGTTAAATGACGATTTAAATTAAAAACAATGAGAAAGAAAGAAATACTTGCATGGGCTGAACCAAAAGGATTATTGAATCCAGAATTAGCACCTCAACAATTCATGAAACTAAGCGAAGAAGTTGGAGAATTAGCTAACGCAATCCTTAAAGGCAACAAAATAGAGCAGATTGACGCCCTTGGGGACATAAAAGTTGTTATTACAATACTTGCCGAACAATTAGGTTTTGATATTGATGAGTGCGAAGAAATTGCTTATCAAGAAATTAAAAACCGAACTGGTAAAACTATTAACGGAACTTTTATAAAGGACTAATGATAACGTATCAACATAAAGAGAGTGGTGTGGTCTATGGATTCATGGGCTATACTTCTGATGACTTTGTAGGTCTTCAAGCTGGCAATGACAAACATTGTTTACCTATGGAAGATTTTAAAGCATGGTATAGAAGATTTGAACCTAAATGCGGAGATTTGTTAGAGTCAGAAAACTTTGTAGTTAAATTCTACCACTTTTTAGGTGAGAACTACGAAAGTTTCTTAGGTCAAATAATGCAATGTAAAAGTGGTGGTAAAATAGAAGGTGTAGATACTTTCACAACTGAATTTTTTAGAACAATGAGTAAAGATAAAGCAGATAAAATAACTGAAAAACTAGATAAACTTAACAACTTAGACCAAAAAGGAGAATACGACTTTGTTAATCCAGAACACTACAAACGTGGTAGCATGGAAGTAATCGACATGATGAAACTTTTATGGGGTACAGAAGCGTTAATTCTACATTGTGAAATGACAGCTTTTAAATACAGAATGAGAGCAGGAACAAAACCAGACCAACCTATAGAACGTGAATTAGAGAAAGCTCGGTGGTATGATGAAAAAGCTAAAAAACTACGCAATGAGTTACGCTAGAAACCAAAAAAGACAATTAAAGCGTGATTTTAAAGACCCAAAGAAACGCACTAAGATTGTTGAAATACATAATACTAAAGTTCGTAAACAACAAAAGAAAGACAAGAGGTTCGAGGTTATCGTAACCTCTTGCTTCATGTTGGGGTTAATCGTAATAATTGCATTGAAGCTATGGAAAGTGATTTAAGTTTTGGTAGTTTTTCACTAGATGAACTGAACTTAGATATTCAGTTAGACGAAATGGTTTTTGATTCATTCGATAATATGTTTGAACCACAAAAAGAACCTACAGAACAACGTTCACACTTCATAGTAATATGCACCAACGAAGAACAAGACGAGTTAATTCGTGAAAAGTTTAACCTTGGATTGAAAACTAAATCTGGCAGAGGTAAATACGAAACGAATATTATTCAAGCAGACCAATTAATTGATTTATTCTAATGGAACAAAACGAAGAATCTGAACCTAAAAAACCTAAGGTTACAAGACCAAGAAAGAAAAAGGTAGAGCCAAGAGGTGTAAAAGCTGGAACTAAGCGTGGTAAATACGTTATAAAACCTAAAAAACGTGGTGATGAAGGGCTTTCTTTCATTGAAAAAGTACAATTTAGGAACAAATACAGCGAAAAAGAGGTAAAAGAAGCACTTTATCCACTAAAAGTACCTAAACCAGACGATGTAACTAAAAAAGATGAACCTATAGAAGTTGAACAAACCGATGTACCTAAAAGAAACCTTGGTGGTAGACCTAAAGGAAGATTAAATAGAAGTACAGTTGTTCGTGCTATTTTAGAAGCTACACGATGGGGAAAAGACCCTATTACGGGTATTGAGTCATATATTCCTATAGAATATCAAATGACACTAGCTATTTTACAAAAAGCACTCAAAGGTGATGTAAATGCCTATAAAGCATTAATGGATAATGCGTATAAACCTCACGCACAAGAAGTTGAAAGTAAAAACGTAACAGTTGATATTAGCAATTTTTCAGAAGAAGATATTAAAGCACTATTAAATGACGATGACGATGACGAACCAGACTACTTTAGAGAACAAGAACTTGCCCTCGGAGAAGGAACAGAAGACAGCAACGAAGGAAGAAGCGAGGAAAGCACTGGAATACCATCTTAGAGCCAAGTTAGGTAAAGATGATTTTTGGGAGTTTTGTAAGTTCTACGATAAAGACTTTTTTCTTAAACGTAAATTCTTACAACGTGTCGCTAGAGCTTTTCAAAGAATCGAGGAAGGTAAGATTAACTCTTTATCAGTATCAGTACCACCAAGGGGTGGGAAATCATATATAACAACATTATTCTGTGCTTGGACTTTAGGTAGGAATCCTTCTGAATCTGTAATGCGTAATACTTGTACTGGAACTCTATATCAAAAGTTCTCTTACGATGTGCGTCAAGTGTTAAAGTCAGAAAAGTTTAACTCCGTATTTCCAGAAGTAAGTATTTCCAATGATAAAGCAAACCTTAATGGTTGGAATACTAACCAATCTCGTCAAGTAGGTTACTTTGGTGCTGGTGTAGGTGGAACAATTATCGGTTTTGGTGCTACAAAACTTGCTATTACCGATGACTTGTATCGTGGTATTGAAGATGCACTATCTGATGTTACCAATGATAGGGTTTTGCAATGGAAAGAAGGTACTCACGACTCTCGTCTTGAACGAACGTGTGCTAAGATTGATATTGGTACAAGATGGTCGACAAATGATGTTATAGGGAAGAATTTTCAAGAAGGTAGTTATGATGAATCTATTGTTATTCCTGCCTTAGATGCGAATGAAGAAACTTTTTGTGCTGATGTAATGTCTACAGACCAATATAAGATGATTCGTAAAAAAATCAATCCAGATATTTGGAGTGCAGAGTATATGCAAGAACCAGTCGATTTAAAAGGTCGTTTATTCTCTAACTTACGTACTATTAGTGAAGCAGACTTTAATCTCATCAAAGGTAGAAGCGCAGGAAGTATTGCTTATGTCGATGTATCAGACCAAGGAGCAGATTATACAGCTATGGCACTAGCAGTTATTATTGATGGTACAATTTACATTGCAGACTATTGTTTTAATAAAAATAATACCGATGTAACCATTCCTTTGATTGCGGAAAAGTTAAATAGATACCGAACGTCTTATTGTAGGGTAGAAAGTAATGCAATGGGCGCGGTCTTTGCTAGAACACTTCAAAAACAAACTAGAACTAAGATTTTGCAAGTGCATAACACACAAAATAAAATGACTCGTATAATTATGCAATCAGCAAGTATAAATAATGCCTTTGTCTTTGTAAAATATGAGAATAATAACGATTATCACCAGTTTATGACAAACCTACTATCTTTTAGTAAGGAAGGTAAAATGAAAAATGATGATGCTCCAGATTGCTTGGCTGGATTGTCAATGTTAATTAAATCTTTATTTAAAAGACTTGATATATAAAAAAAGAGTATATTTACACAGTTATTAGTGCTTTTCTTTCTTTTCTTTCGGTGCTAACTACTTTTGATTCTTTTTTTTAAACCTACTGATTAATTTCGGTAGGTTTTTTTATTTATTGATGTTATTATATATTCACATTCTAAACTACTTATGTTAGATTTTAGATTTAGAGTAGAGGTGATGTAAGACAAGTTATCCCCCTTCCCCCTTGTAGAGAGATAACCTATTTTACACCACCAGATTATTTAAACTACTTCCGTTGAGTTTTGAGTTTGTCGTATCGGCTGTAGGATGACACAAGTTGTCGAAAGTCATTACCTACATTTAAGATGATTTAGACCTTCCTTTAGAGTTGGTTGAGTATTGTCTTACATACTATGACTCTTTTTGTTTGGGATAGGTATAAAAAGAAAAAACCTCTAAAGATACCAGCTTAAGAGGTTTTTTTATAATAAAGGTTGTTTAAGGACAACAAATATACTAAAAGAATCGTCAGATGCTGGTATCATCTGATAACAAATATATGTATAATTATTTAATTCCTTTCTTTAATCCAAGAAATAATTTTTTCTCCTCATCACTTAGAGTGATTCCTAATTCTCCTTGTATTTTGATTAAAGCATTTGCTCTGTAATCTATAGATTGACTTTCTTGAAGTATATCATTCTGTAGAACTGGTAAATGAGTATAATCAGCAACTAATCTCAACCCTTCTTTGTCTAATCCTAATTGTTCAGTAATGTTGTTATAAATTCTTTCAGCTTCTGGAATGATAGTAGAAGTGTAACATAATCTCTCACCATAATTCACGTTAGAGTAAGTCGAACCACTTTCATTAGAGAAAATATAGTAGTTAAGACCAAAAGCGTCTATAATAGCAAGTTTATCAGCTTTAAGTTCATCAAACAACATTAAATCCTTAGTAGGATAAGACATTGGCGTCCATTTAACGTCGTTTTCAGAAATAATAATCTCGTCTTTACTTCTATTATACCAATCTTTACGTATTTGTTCTTTTTCTTCTGGACTCATTGGTAAAGCACCACCTAAATCAGAGTTTGAGGCAGATAAGATACCAATAGCACCAATATTCTCTAAAAGTATGTTACGTTTATTGTATTGTGCCTTAATATTAGATAACGGAAACTTTAAAGATTCAATTCTTGATACAGAATCTAAAATATTAACACCATCCGTAGTTTGAATAATAACTACTTCTTCATTTAATAATGTTTCTGGTTTATCACCTTCATAGTTATAAGTGTAATCTTTTATAAGACCACCTTTATCCATTTGTTTTAAAGTTCTTCCAGAAGTATTGATTTGAACCTTATGTCTAGCAAGTGGAACAAATAAATTAACTATTCCAAAACTTCTTCTTGGTGCATAACATAAAGCAGTTGAAAATAAACTATCATTTACAGATATAGAATACATAACATCCTGCCAAGTTTGCATTGGATTAGGATTCTTAATTAAATCAAGCACCCAATGTTTTTCTACTTCCGTTCCATCCTCTTTTACAAGTCTTGGTCTGCCTTGTGAAAGCATTTGAGCCTTCTTATCAACCACAGTTCTAAGTTCTGGTATTTCAACGTATGCTTGAAATGGTTTTTCGGTATTCATCCAAATTGGAACTTTCTTACCATAGAAGTCATGTTGATATGCTCTATTTGTATCTAATAGGGTATTTATTTCCCTAAGTTGATTATTATTTATAGGTGTTCCAAAAAAAGCGTTCCAAAAAGAAGGGTTACTCATAATAATTTTTTTACATTTGTACAACAAATTTAAGTAAATATGAATAATAAACTTAATTCTACCTATAAAATTAAATCACATTCTTTAGAAATTAAGGATGTTGATGCAAAATCACGTAAGGTAGCAATGTATTTAGCACATTTTGGGAATATTGATTCCGACCAAGATATGATTGTAAAAGGCGCTTTTTCTAAATCTTTACAAGAAAGAGGTTGTGATTCTTCTTCAAATAGAAAAATTGCTTTCCTAAGACACCATGATTGGAAAATGCAAATAGGAAAGTTCGTTGAACTTAAGGAAGACGAAAACGGATTATATGCTGTAGGTGAACTTGGAAGTTCTACTTTAGGTAATGATGCTTTATGCGATTATCAAGATGGAATTATCCGCGAGCATTCTATTGGTTTTAAATATCTAGCTGATAAGATTAAGTGGATTGAAGACGAAACCAAAGATGGTGGTGGATATTACTTAGTTTCAGAGGTAGCACTTTGGGAAGGTTCAGCTGTTACTTTTGGTGCTAACGAAATGACTCCAGTATTAGAAGTTGGTAAATCAGAAGAAAAAACTAAGATTATCACTACTATTACAAAAGAGATGGACACTATCGTTAAAGCGTTAGGAAATGGAAGTCGTACTGATGATAGTTTATATTCGCTTGAAATGAGACACAAGTTTTTAACTGCACAACTTTCTGAAATTGCAAGTATGAATATCGAAGCAATGGATGTTAAAAAAATAATTGAACCTACAGAAGAAGAAAAATCTTTTGATTGGAGTAAAGTTGTAACTAATATTAAATAATCATGGAAAAAGTAAAACGCACTACTAAAGAAGCAAAAGTTGTTGTAAACAATAAGTTTGAAAAACACGAATTAGTAAAGTTTTCATTTAATAATAAAGCACCATATCATCATGAAGGTGTGATTGAAGTTATTTCTGGTGAACACGCAAATATTTTTTTAGATCAAGGTTATGGGGTTGTTTGTAACGATTAGTGATTTTACTGGTAAGTTCGCACTTTCTACTGGAATGTATGCGAATACTAATATCCAGTCTTATATTGACAGATACGAGGATATATATTTAAGTGAATTGTTAGGTATAAAACTTTACAATCAATTTATAGCAGACTTGAATGTTAGTAACGTACCAGTAACAGCAAAGTTTACTAAGATATTTAATCCTTTTAAGGAAGAAATGGATATTAGGCTTATTATCTCCAAAGGAATGAAAGATATGCTCTTAGGATTCATCTATTTTGAATACATGAAGGATTCTATTACGCAAACTACACCTATAGGAGTTGTTAAACAGTCTACTGAAAATTCTACACCTATTTCTGCGCACACACCTATATACTTACGTTACAATGAATCTGTGAAGACTTATCGTGCTATTCAAGATTATATAATGCAAACATTAGGTACTTATCCAGACTTTAGAGGGTACATGAAACAATATGCTTATTGGATATGAGAGATATTAGTGTTTTATTTGAAGAAATAGTAGATAATATTGATACTTCGATTGAGGTTAAGTCTTATTCTAATAAAAGATTTTATACTTGTAATACCAAATGGATTCGTGCAGGTAAAATTATTTTTGGTAAAACTTCTAGTAATACGGAGGTTTCTTCCGTTGTTACCTCTGTAGTAAAGGACACGTACTTTGAAATAGAAAGTGCTACACTCGTGAAATCGGTGCGTTGTCCGTTACCATTTGCAATTACTGGAACTAAGTTAGCTACTAATATAGAGTTTACTAAAAAAGACAACAATCTATTAAATAAAACTCCTTTAGTTTGGTTGCTTGAAAATCATAGTGAAAAACTTTATGGTATAGATTCTTCTTTAGAAAGAGATATGGAAATGACTATATTATTTCTTGATGAAACAGATGTATTGAACTATTATACTAAAGACCATAGACTTCAAGTATCTGAACCAATGATTGCTTTAGAGGAAGAATTTGAAAAAGTAATTAATAATTTTGCACTTTATAGACGATTAATTAGTTTTAATAGAAAAGTTTTTAGTAGATTTGGTACTGAAACAGAAAATGGTATGTATAAAAACATACTTGATGCTAATTTAAGTGGTATTATTATTACCTATTCTGTATCAAAATATAAAGATGCTTGTAAATGTTAGTTTGAAGCGTTAGAGCCGAGATAATCACTCTACAAAACGAAAACCCAACGTAGCGTAGAATGAATTATTGTAAACTTTAACCCAAAAACAAACAAAAATGGAAATGACTCCAGAACAAGTAATTGAGAAAGTAAACTCAATTGTTGCTGAAAAAACAGCAAATTCCGTTTCTAAAACAGACTTAGAAGCGTTGAAAAATCAATTAACAGACTTAGAAGGTAAATCTGACAACTCCGAAGTTAAATCTGCAATTGCAAAATTGGAAGGTTTAGTAGAAGGAATGAAAGAAGAAAAAACTTCAAAAAATGTTACTTTGAAATCTATCGGACAAGCTATCGCTGATGCTTACTCTGATTCTATCGACAAAATCAAAGACATCGCTGAAAAAGGTGGTTTGATGAACCTTGATGTGAAAGCAGTAGGTACAATGTCAATCACGAACAACTACTCTGGTGGTACAGTTGCTTTATCGCAATTAGAAGCTGGTGTTACTCGTATTGCACGTAGAATGCCTTTCTTACGTCAATTAGTTAATGCTTCTGGTACTACTTCTAAGTATATCACTTACATTCAGTCTAGTGGACAAGAAGGTGGTGCTGATATGACAGCAGAGGGTGCATTAAAATCACAAGCTGACTTCAATGTAGTTGAAACTTCTGTAGCAGTTAAGAAAGTTACTGCATGGATTAAAGTTTCTAAAGAAATGATTGCTGATTTACCATTCATGCGTAATGAGATTAACAATGAGTTGATGGAAATCGTTGAATTGAAATTAGATTCTCAAATTCTTTCTGGTGATGGTGCTGGAGATAACTTAACTGGTATCTTACAAAATGCTGTTGCTTGGGCGGCTGGTAACTTTGCTTTAGCTTATGTTTTACCTAATGAGTTTGATGTATTATCTGTAGCAATCGCACAAATCCAAACTGGATTGTTTAATGCTAACTATATTGTTCTTCACCCAGAGGATGCAGTTAAAATGCAATTGAACAAAACAAGTACTGGTGAATATACTTATGCTATGCAATATGTTGATGCTAACGGAGTTACTAGAGTTAAAGGTATTCCAGTTATCGAAAACGTTGGTATGACAGCTGGTACTTTCTTAGTTGGTGACTTTACTAAATCTAACTTACGTATTAGAGAGGATTTAAATATCCAAGTTGGTTATGTAAATGATGACTTCACTAAAAACTTAATGACAATATTGTGTGAAGCACGTGCGGTTCATTATGTGAAATCTAATCACTACAATGCTTTTGTTAAAGGAACTTTCTCTACTGCAAAAACTGCATTATTAAAACCTTAATTTGAATGGGGAGGGTAACTCCCCTTCTTTTTTCTAACCTTTAAAACAATAAAAATATGTCATTAGGATGTAAATGTGATTCTGGATTATCAAATACTGGTAAACCAAACTGTGTAACGATTCAATCCGTTACTTCAAAACTTATCTTAGTTCCATTGAAAGATTCAACTGGTACTAAAAACTCTTTAGATTTAACAGCTACTTTTACTGAATCTACTTTTACAGCTTTAGCTAATCAAGTAGATTCTTCTAAAAGATGGTTTCCACTTCCACAATTTGAAAACGTTGAGTTAGCTAAAGCTGATTCTACTTTTGAGGAAGCTCCATCTGGACGTAAAGTATTTATCAAACAAGGTAAACGTTCTTTTGCAGGTCAATTATGGAATGAAACACCACAATTATTAGGTAAAATTCAAGACAATCGTTGTGTTGATTTTGGTGTTTATATCGTTGACGTTAACGGAAACTTAGTTGGTTCTAAAGTTGGTGATAAATTATACCCAATTCCAGTAGATAATGAGTCTTTTGAAGCAAAATTAATGTTTGCTACAGATGCGGCTACTCAAAAAATCATGGTAGGATTTGACTTCTACAGATTGTTTGATGAGTCTACAATGTGGTTATTAACTCCAAACGATACAACTGACTTGTATGACTTCAATAACCTTGAAGGTTTATTAGATGTAAATGTTGCTATTTCTGGTATTACAGCTACTGGTGCAGTTGCTACTTTAACATTGGATTATGGTACGGCTAAAAACCCAATTAAAGTTAAAGGATTAGTTGCTACTGACTTCTTGTTGTATAACACTACGACAAGTACAACTGTAACTAAAACTGTTACTGAAACAGCGGATGGTGTATATGCTTTTGTTTATACAACAATTACTGGTTCAACAGACGTAATTAAATTATCTTTAGCGAAAAATGGTTATGTAGGTTATAAAACTTATATTGACGCTTAATCTATAAATTGATTATTTAAGGAAGGGGTACATTAATTTGTACCTCTTTTTTTTTACCTTTGAATTATGAAAGACCTTTTTGCTAAAACTGACTTAGGTAAAAAACTAAAACAATTTAAACTACTGAAACAAATTGATGCTTGGTTTTATTCATTCGACAAGGAAGTTCAAGAATATGTAATTGAATATTTGATTCAGAAGCACCAGTTAATTGATTTAGGAGTAAATGCTAAAGGAAATGTAATCGGTAGGTATTCACAACTTACAGAACAAATTAATCCTGCAAAAAGAGCAGGAAGTCATTACACATTATTTGATACTGGAGAGTTTTTTAATTCTATGTTCATAAAAGTAATGGACGATGGATTTATAGTCGATGCAGATGCAGATAAAACCAACTTTTTAGGCACTACAAACTTATTTGAGCAATACGGCAATGATATTGTAGGTTTGACAGAAGAAAGTATGACAGCGTTAAAGAATGAAATAAAAATAAGAATGATTAAGTATGCAAGAAAGACATTATCAATCGATTGAAGAAATACCATTGTTTAATTGGCAAAAGTGCCTTGAGGGCGATGTAAAGTACGTTAATTTACAAACTAAAGAGGATTCTGGAAATCAAGAAGCATTTAATAAGTTATACGACTCTTTTTTACAGAAGCGTGGTGTAAACAAAGAATATAAGAAGTATTTGGATATTCTAAAGAAGAAAGCAATGCTTCAATGTGAGTTTTTAATCACAAAAGACAATTTCAAGCTAACACAAATAGAAATAGAAGATGCTAAAATTGTATCTTTACAAAAGACTTCGGAAGAAGGGTTAAGTATTGATAAGACGTTGATATACTTAGGAAAATGGTTAGGTTATAGATTAGATTGGAAAATTATCTCTGTATCAGAGTTTTATTCGATACTAGAAGAATACGAAAAACAAAGTAATATTAGTTGATATGAGTGAAAAAATTAAGAGTTCCGATATATTTGAAGGCGATATATTCAAAATAGTTGTAGATAGTGCAGAATTAGCTAAAACTAAGATTGCTGAACTAAACAAAGAATTAGTAGAAGTAGGAACGTCTTTTAAAAAAGAATTAAATGGAATTAAAGCTGATAATGTAAAAGAAATTGAAGCATTAATTGTAAAAGTTAAGGAATTAACTAAAGCAGTAGATGCTCAAACGCAAGTAAATAAAGCGAATGAAATAGCAATTCGTGAAGCTAAAAAGACTTCCGAACAAGCATTACGTGAAGAAGAAAAAACTAAACGTGATGTATTAAAAACGCAAGAACAAATAAATAAATCAAATGAACGTGCTGTAAAAAATCAAAAAGATTTATCCGATGCCTACAAACAATTAGCACAAAACACTCGTGATTTAAAGAATGAATCTAAGCGCTTAGGTGCTGAAATGATTGAACTTGAAAAACAAGGCAAGAAAAATTCAGCAGAATACTATAAACTAAGCAGACAATATAAAGAAACTACTAAATCAGCAATCGAAGGTGATAAAGCACTTAAAAAACTTGATAGTACAGTAGGTGATAACTTCCGTAATGTAGGTAATTATTCTAAAGCTATTGGTGGATTGAAAAACGCTTTAATGCAATTAGGACTAGCATTTGGTGTATTTGATGGTATTCGTGCATTATTAGATACGCAGATTAAGTTAGATTCACTTAATTTATCACTAAAGAACGTTTCTAGTAGCACCAAAGAGTATCAAGCTAACTTTGCCTTTCTTAAAGATTTATCATTGTCTTACGGACAAGATTTACTTGTATTGATTGATTCGTACAAAAACTTTATTGCTTCTACTTCATCATCTAATTTAAGTTTGACAGAACGTAAAAGAATTTACGAAAGTGTAATAAAGGCAGGTTCAGCATTAGCCTTATCAAACGATAATATCAAAGGTTCATTACTTGCAATATCTCAAATGTTCTCTAAGGGTACGGTTTCAGCAGAGGAATTAAGACAGCAATTAGGTGAAAGATTACCAGGTGCTTTTGGTATCATGGCTGAATCTATGGGTGTTACCGAAGCTGAATTAGGTAAATTAATGAAGGAAGGTAAAGTTTTGGCAGATGATGTAATGCCAAGATTTGCTATTTTGCTTGAACGTAGTTTTGGGGAGAATGCTAAGGCTAGATTACAGACTTTTGGTGGAGCATGGAATGTACTTAAAAATAATGTTACTTTATATTTCGACCAAGCACAAAAGAGTGTTGGGGTAAATAAAGTGTTGGCAGGAGTAATATTAGGATTAGGTAAAAATATTGGTGAGATAATAAATAATATTCGACAATTAATTATTGCATTTGTTTCTTTTAAGGCTTTATTAATAGCAAATGAAATAAGACTTAAAGGTTTATCTGTAGGATTTTTAAATATGGCTAAAAATGCACTTACTGGTGCTAATGCAGTTAAGATATTTGGATTGTCATTAAAAAATATTGCATTTTTAGCTGTTATTGATGGAATAGTTAAAATGACTGAAAGATTTTTAGATTTATCAAAAGGTATTGATATTGCTAAAAGAAGTTATGACATATATTTATCAACTACAAATAAAGGAAATAAAAAAGCAACTGACTTTCTTGTAAAAGTAAATGATGAATATTTAAATGAGCAAGAAAAACTTGCGAAGAAAAAGAAAGATGGATTAATTTCTCAAGCTGAATTCAATAAAAAAATGGATGAAGCTGAATTAGAAAGGGTTACTAAAATACAAAAAAGAATTAGAGAATTAGAGGTTAGTATATCTATTGGTAAAAAAAGCACTAAAGATATAAGAAATCTTTTCGGAGGTAAATCACCAGTAGAATTAGCAAAACAAGCAAGAGAAGACAGAGGTTTTATAGCGAATCTATTAAATACAATAGGTATTGAAACTAAAAGTGGAGATTTATTAGATAAAGAGTTTTTTGCTAAATTATATCAAAAAGAAAAAGGAAATATAAATGATTTTTACACTCAATTAGAAAAATTAAGAAGTTCATTAAGTGATGATACTATATTAAAAACTAAGTATTCTGGCGGTAAAGGAAGTACTAATAAAGATATATTAAATAGAACAATAGAAGTTCGAGATTTAAATATACAATATAATCAAACAAATGAATATTTAAGTAGACAACTTGAGATATTAAAAGATATTGATAGATTAAATGCAGAAAACAAATTACAAGAAACTATTGATAAAACAACAAGCGTTTTGACTAGCCAAGAAAAAACTGTTAATATGACTGGTAAATACAATGCAGGATTAGTTGAGATAGCTGTAAATGAGGAATATGAAGCACGTAAAAAGTTTGAAGAAAAAAGATTTGAAGCAGAAAAAGAAGATAAAAAAATACAAGATGAAAAATTACTTAAAGATGAATTAGATTCTATTAAAGAACAAGAAGATAAATTCTTACAGCAATATTTAGAAGTTAAATCTGATACTGAAAGAAAAATAGGTGATTTAGAAATAAATCTTAAAAAGAAAAATTTAAGCACAGCTTCTAAGCAACGATTAGGTGAAGAAAAGAAAAATTTAGAAGCACAATTAAAACAAAATGAGGTTTACCTAAAAAAAATAGAGGATGGTGCAACAGAACAGAGAAATATTGTATTAGACAATAAACTTAAGCGTGAAGCAGACACTAATCTTGAAATAGAAAAATTACAAATAATTCACGAAGGAAATTTAGCTAATATTCAACGTGATTCACAAACTAAATTACAAGACGAATTAGATAAGTTAGAATTAATACGTGCTGAAAAACGATTAGAAATGATTAAGAATACAGCAGAATCTGTAAATAACTTAATCCAAAAATCACTTGAACACTATATCAATATGGCAGAACGTAGAATTGATATGTTAGATAAACGTATGGATAGGATGTCAACACAAGCTGACTTCTTACGTGAAAAAGCTGTGGCAGGAAATATACAAGCACAAGAATCACTTGCTGTAATTGATAAACAAGAAATAGAAGCGCAAAAAGAACGAATGAATGAGCAAAGGTCAATACAGAAACTACAAATGGCAATGGCTGTATTCCAAGCATATTCTAATAATATTCAAAATGCTAAAGTTGGTGAAAATCCATTTACAAAAACACTTACTGATGTAACTTTATTAAGTCAATTTATAAATTCACTACCTACATTTATTGATGGTACTGAAACAAATATTGCTAGCGCTTTAGGTAAACCACATTTACAAGGTCAAGATGGTTATTTAGTTCGTGTAGATGGTTCAGAAAAAGTACTTAATCCACAACTTTCAGCAATGACTGGTAACATGACTACAATGGAAATTGCTAAATTA